CGAACTGCGGCAAAAAAACGCACACCTCGTATCGGCTGTTGGTAACTTGAAAGGTCAAGTCTTAGATCAGCAGAGAGATGACTCGAAGATAACGCAGCTAAGGGAAGATTACCCTGACTTTGCGCCACTCATCGATGATAACGAAGCACTAAGAGCGGAGATTGGAAGAACAAACGAATCTTTAACAGCAGTAGAACGGGATAAGCAAAACCTACAAGACCAAAAGTTACACGATGCTCACTTCGCGAAAATCGAATCAGCGCATCCAGATGTATCTGAGATCACCCAAACAAGTGATTGGGCTTTGTGGTTAGACGCGCAAGGGGCTGACGTTCAACATTACGTTGATGCCGGTAGCGCAAACGATGTTAATTACGTTCTAAGCAAGTTTAAAGATGAGTTGAGAATTCAAGCTCCAACGCCGCGAGAAGCTGCTCTCGAAAAGGCACACTCGGCTGCAACGCCGAAGATGCCAAAAGCTCGAAAGCAGAAAGTTGGTGGAAAGAAGTCTTGGACTGTCGATGACATCACTCAGATGCCATTACATGAATTTGAAAAGCATAAAGCTGAAATTCTAAGAGACATGTCGGAGGGTTCGATTCGCCGTTAATTATTTTTTCTCGCATGAGGATTTTTTAGCATGGCATTTGGACATAGTACTGGCGCGACCTCGGAACAAAATTTTATACCCGAGATATTTAGTAAATTACTTCAGGCTAAATTTTACAAAGAGTCTGTTTTACCGGCAATTTCTAACACTGACTACGAGGGAGAAATCTCAGGTCAAGGTGATAAGGTTCACATTCGCACCGTTCCGGCGGTTACGATTGCGGACTACGCAGGGTCTATAACTACCCAGGAACTGACCACGGCTAAGGTTGAGCTTTTGATCGACAAAGCAAAATACTACAGCTTTGAGGTTCAGGATATTCTGAAGGCTCAGTCTAACATCGACCTTCTGGAGGCTGCTTCTAACGATGCTGCTCAAGGAATGAGGATCGCATGTGAGACGGATGTACTGTCTTCGGTTGTTACTGGAGCCACTACTATTCAGGCTCAAGCAACGATCACTTCAGCAAATATCCTTTCAAGTATCCTGAGTATGGCAACAGCTCTAGACAACTTGAACATTCCAGAAGAAGGACGATATATCGTTGTCTCTCCTGAGTTTGTTTCAATGTTGAAGCAGAGCGAGTTGAGACAGGCGTACCTCACTGGTGATGGCACTAGCCCTCTGCGTAACGGCAAGGTCGGCATGGTTGACAGGTTTACTGTCTATCAGTCGAACATGCTTTACACGCCAGCAGCCGGTGGCGACTTAGGTTACACCCACGTTATCGCAGGACACCCGAAAGGGATTTCTTTTGCGAGTCAATTCACTAATACGGAAGCCATTCGCATGGAGACTAAATTTGGTGATGCAGTTCGTGGTCTAAAGGTTTACGGCTCTAAGGTAGTTGTACCTGACGCGCTTGTAATCGGTAAGTGGACTTAGTAGTCCTATCTTGGGGGGAGCCTTCGGGTTCCCCCTACTTTAAAGGAATCAAATGAGCCAGAAGACAGAAAAAGACGAGCTGTTTAAACAAGCGAAATCAGACTTTAACGTGACCTTGGACCGCAGATTAAAACTTAGCGAATTGAAAGATCAGCTAGATCGGATCAAGCACAATAAAGACAATCCTGTTCCTGCTCTAAAAGCAAAGAAACCTAAGACAGTTAGGAATATCTTTACTGGAAACTCGTTCCCCTACACGGATGCGTTTAAAGGTCTTCCTGATTTAGAAGTAACTGAATGGGAGGATGAAGATGGCGACGATTAAAGTTATCGACGTCCTTGCTACCGTCAGGACAATACTGCAAGACTTCGCCGCAGTCAGGTATACAAATGCAACCCTATTAGGTTTTTTTAACGATGGTCAGCGAGAAGTAGTTCTTAATAGACCGGATGCAAACGTAGCATCAGCGAGTTTCACCCTGGTTGCTGGTAGCAAACAATCCCTGCCAGTAGCGGCTCTTAGGCTGATTGACGTAACCCGAAATACCAATGGTCAGGCAGTTAGCCCAATAGCTAGATCACTACTGGACCAGAACCTACCAAACTGGCACGAAAAAACCGCTGGTAATGATGGTATAGAACACTTCGTTTACGAAGACACAGACCCTAAGAATTTTTATGTCTTCCCAAAAGTAGACGTTGCAAATCACTCAGTGGAGATTGTGTACAGCACGGTCCCTGCCGATATTGCTATCACTAACTTTGCAAGCGCAACGGATGTAATTGGGCTGGATGACTTATACGCGAACTGCCTAGTAGATTATGTTTTATACAAGGCGTATCAAATCGATAGCGCAGAAGGAAATATGCAAAGAGCGGCAATGCACTTTCAAGCGTTTTCTCAAAGCCTTGGAATTAAAACGAAATCTGACGCGGCATCTTCGCCAAGACCATTGGGAGCTAGAGGATGAAGTACGAGGACTTTACAGAATTTGTAAGACCCGAATGTCAGGGCGCTCCTCTGTTCATGATAGAGCAAGCTGTTAGAGATTCAGCGATTGAGTTTTGCAAAAGAACCGGAGTCTACATTCCTGAAGCGGAGGAAATAACTATCTCAGCCGGGATTAATGATTACGACTTAACTCTTCCGTCAGGCACTGAGCTTAACTACATTACAGACATTTTTATAAACAAGACAAGACTTAAAGCTGTCAGTTATAGCCAACTACTGCACACTCTAGGTGATGGCATTGAAAGAGGAGTTCCGTGTTATTACAGTCAGCGGGATAACACGACTTTCTACCTGGCTCCTACTCCAGCGACTACAACAACCATTAGAGTCCTGTGCAGCCTAAAGCCTTCAGCAACCAGCACCAGCATTCCAGACACGATAGGAAAAGAGAATAGAGAGGCTATTACTTCCGGCGCTTTGTTTCGACTTCAGATGATGCCAAACCAGCCTTTCTCCAACCCAAACATGGCTGGAGCTAAAAAACAGTTATTCGATAGAGAAATCGGAAAGGCTGTTCGTCAAGTAAAGTTTGGGTTTTCTGGTGGAAATTTAACGGTTCGTAAAAGGGAATTCATCTAGTGCCATATTCCGACACTTTAAGTCTGGTTACAGGCGACACTCTTCCAGAGCTGACGTTTAATTTAAAAAACAGCAACAGTGCGGCAGCAGGTAAGACGTTAGACCCAGAAGATAGCTCTACCTGGGCGGCTATAGACCTGACAGGTGCAAGCGTCAGGCTAAGACTGAGAGAGGTTGGTACGACAACAGTAAAAGCCACCCTAACCTGTTTAATCACTTCGGCATCCGCAGGGCAAGTCGCTACGAATTTCCCGACAGGAACGCTAGACACAGCGGGTGTGTATGAGGGGGAAATCGAAATAACCTTCAGCAGCGGTGGCATACAAACTGTTTATGACTTGATCAAACTGAAGGTCAGAAGCGACTTTGACTGATGGCTAAAAAAGTCTTTGTTACTTTTCCAAACCTTAAAGCAGAGGTTTCGAATCAGTTTCTGGAAATAAAGGCAGGGGTTGCTTACCAGTTAGCAAAAGGCGAAATCTCTTGGTCAGAAGTCCAAGCGACAGAGTTTACGATATTAAGTCTTGCGGACCTTAAAGCAGATGTTGCTTACCAATTCGCAAGAGGTGAGATTTCTTGGGCAGAACTACAGCTCTCGAACGCAAGCCTAAATTATTATTCGATCAATCAATATTTCGGACCAGAGGTTTTTTCTCTGGAAGACAGCACGTTATTGGCTTTGAGCAAAACAGAGTCAGAAACGTTAACGCTTAGTGAGGCTCAAGAGATAAATCTGCAAAAGCAGATAAGTGAAGCTCTCGCGGTAACCGACATTGTAAGCATCGTTGTGGTCTTTAACCGATCCTTTTCAGACTCAAGCGATATTTCGGACTTAGCTGTACTGACGTTAGAAAAAGTAGCAGCAGATTCTGTCTCGCTATCAGATTACCTGAACGCAAAAGTTGCTAGGGAAAACCATTCAGCCCTTAACACGACACCTTGGAATACATTTCCACCAAACCAGTAGAGAAGATAATGCTAGATTCTTTTTCGCAACAGAAAATAACACTCACAGGACACCTCTTTATTTCGCTTAACGGCGAAGTAGTAAGAGACATACCAAACCTGGTTGTTACCGCAGGGAAAAATCACGTTACCTCGCGAATGAAAGATTCAACGTCAGCGGTTAAGAGTCATATGGCAGCAGGTACTGGAAGTGTTACTGCTCATGCTAGTAACACCTCTCTTGGGGCTGAAATAGCCCGTGTTGCTTTATCCTCGTCAGTAGCTTCTGGCAATTCCATCACCTATATCGCTACCTTTCCAGCAGGAACGGCAACCGGCGCATTGACAGAAAGTGGAATCCTGAACAGCGCCAGCGGTGGGACTATGTTGTGCAGGACTAATTTCGCCGCAGTGAATAAAGGTAGCGGGGATCAAATGAGCATAACTTGGGTAGTGCAGGTTAACTAAGGGGAACGTAGTGGGAGTTAAATTTGTTAACAATTTTGCCACCACGATTAGCGGGGCAGTTAATAGTGGTGTTACTACGATTCCAATCGCGAGTGCGGCAGGTTTTCCTACGCTCGTCGGAAGCGATTATGCCTACTGCACTTTGTATGCGGAATCACCATTTAGGTTAGAAATCGTGAAGGTCACAGCAGTGTCAGGAACAAACTTAACGGTTATAAGGGCGCAGGAATCCACAACTGCTGAAGCGTTTCCAATTGGATCTGCGTTCGAGTTGCGGATAACAGCAGCGGGTTTGAATGAAGTTAGTGACGCAGCTATTTCTGTAGACAACGCCACCGCTTTAGCAATTGCACTAGGATAACAACATGGCTAATGTTTTTAAAAACGCTTTCGTGGCAAACGTAAACAACGCTGCCTACGTCGATCTCTACACTGCTCCAGTGGGAGCAACGACCGTGATCCTTGGTCTTGCAATCTGCAACAAAACTGCGGGGTCAGTGTTTATCTCAGTGCAGATACAAGACACTTCCGCATCAGGTGCTGATTTTCAAATACTGGATACAGTCAGTGTTCCACCTCGAACGACACTCGAAGTCTTGGCGGGACAAAAATATATTTTAGAATCGACGGATGTACTAAGGGTCATATCTGGTGTGGCGAATTCGCTCGATGTTTCCCTTGGGTTAATGGAGATTGCGTAATGCCTTTTCTTGGTAAGCTTCCTGGAGTTGCTCCCCTTGAGTTGCTTGACGGATCGGTAACTTCTCAAAAGATTGCGGACCTTGCAATTGCAGCGGTAGACATTGCTGATGACGCCGTCACTTATTCTAAAATTCAAAACGTATCTGCTACCGATAGACTGCTAGGTCGAGACACCGCTGGCGCTGGGGTCATAGAAGAGATTACCCCGGCAGCGATCAGAACAATGATTAATGTTGAAGATGGTGCCAACAACTACACGCATCCATCTAATCACGCAATTGGTTTTATCGCAGGATTGCAACTTGCGTTAGATGCTAAAGCCGATGACGCTCT